TACACGAACAATTGTCTCAGAATCCCTTTGTAAAAACGGTCACACATGTGGTCATTGAAAACCAGATCAGTCCGATTGCGAATCGTATGAAGACGATACAAGGGATGTTGGCACAGATTTTCATTTTTCACGATATACCGGTGATCGAGTTTGTCTCAAGTTCGAACAAACTCAAAGATTTTGTCAAAGCGATGGATGAGACAAATCAAGAAGAGGAGAAAAAGAATGGAAAGGATGGGGGAAAAGGAAAAGGTGCAACAAAAGAGAAATCATCTGGTGTCTACAAACAACATAAATCGGATGCGATCGTATTTTGCAAACAGTTTTTAGCGCAGGATTTTGAGACAAACTGGACAGACTTTTTCCAAACCCATGGAAAAAAGGATGATTTAGCGGATTCGTTTTTGCAAGGAATCTGGTATATAAACCGAAAAATAATAACAAATGCGTACAACTTAAAAATAAATAGTGTAACTACATCATAATTAACGATGGAGATTGTGGACTTTGATTTAGACAGTATTCCATTGAGTAGTGAGCCTTCGTCTAGTAATTTTGGATCTGGTATTGAATTATTGATGAATGAGAAAAAGAAGGCATCTTCTGGATCGACCAAAATAGATTTAGAGGAATTGGATAATTTGGAGTCGGAGCTGAATAATTTGTCTCAACCAAGTCCTGGTCCTTCGATGTCTTTAGGAGGTTCTGGAAGAGGAGGATCTTCCACTGGTGAAACCAAGCAACTAAGTGGATTAAACGGATTTTCAAACATGTTCAGTTTCGACCAAAAACCGGAGACTTCTACTTCAGCTCCAGCTTCAGCTCCAGAACAGGCTTCTTCTTTTAATTTTTTCGAATCGGATTCCAATGTAGGAAGTGCAACAAAAGAAAACGTTGGTGGAGGAGCAAGTACATGGGATGGCTTTTCCAAGATGGGTGCAGAAATCCCAAAATCATCCTCTGCATCTGCTCCAATGACAGAGCGGGAAAGGCGTCGTAAAAAGCGATTAATGATCAAGAAACTGGAGGAATGGCAGTCAAAGGGAACATATACATCTTCGAGTCATTTTGATATGGATTCGAATTACGACGAGATCGAGGATGAGTACGAAGGTGCTTTAGAAGAGAAGCGTAAGAAAGATAGTATTAAACTCCAAGGATGGTGGTTTACAACCGTGATTAATACAGTCGAATATGGAAATGCCTTGTTGAATCCATTCGACTTGAACTTGGATGGATGGGGCGAGCAAGTAAGTGAAGATTTAGATTCATACGAGGAAATCTTTTCCGAGTTACACGACAAGTATAAGGGTGGTAAGATGGCACCGGAGGTTTCGTTGTTGCTTCGTGTCGGGTTTTCCGCGGCGGTTGTAAACATGAGTAACAAGATGCTCAGTACTGCTACACCCGGATTCAATGATGTGATTAAGCAGAGTCCAGAGTTGATGAAGATGTTCACAAGTGCAGCAGTCGATACCATGAGTCAGCAAAACTCCGCCTTTGATTTCGCGAAAACCATGATGAACCCAGCGGAACAAGTCAACACTAAATTCGGCCCGCCTCCTGCGGCAGTGGAAACAAAAAACCAAGCACCGCCTCAGCGTCCTGGTCAAATGGGTCAAATGCAATTTACCCAAGCACCTGGAAACCGTCCTGATATTGCGGCAGGTAGAAATACTCCGATGTTCCGAGAGCAGGGGGTCGATTTAACAAGTCAATATAACGTGAACCAAACCGATTCTATTATCACGCCTGCATCCGCACCAAAACGACCTGAGATGCGTGGACCACAAACAACTGATATAGATCAATTGTTATCCGGATTGAAGACGAAAGGTCCTGAACCAAGCATGCGTGAAGAGCCTGTAATGGTAACAACCAATGCAAATGAGTCGGTGATCAGTTTGTCTTCATTGAAAGACTTGGACAATACAGAAATGCCGAAACGTGTAAAAAAACGGCAAAACCGATCGGATAAAAACACTGTTTCATTAGATATATAAATACTTTTTGTAGGATTATTTATATATGCTGATTTCATCCAGTAAGTATTACACGGAAGCTTTAGACGCAATGGGAGGGTTTGATCACGAACCTTTGGTATATTCACTTTTCAAATGGTTGTGTGCTTTGTATGTTTGGAATTACAAATTATATAAGCGTGTGTATCGTTTATTTGAAAAACAAACATACGAAGACCCATTCGACCCATGTTGGATCAATTTCTTACATATGAAGTATACTGCATTTGGGTATAAGAATACAGATGATTACACGATGATAGACACGATGGACGGAAACGAAAACGAGACACAAACACAGATCCAGGATGACCATTACGAGTTATATTGTGACATGCATCGCAACAAAAGATCATTGAATGTCCCGGAAATATTGTTTCTTGTGAAAGCGAAAGATCGTTTTTTGTGTCGCACATGGGTTTCGTCTCCTCCGTTACCTATATCTTTATCCACAGAAGAAGATCATTCGAATATAGAGTTTCTGTATGTGGAATACAACCATCCGAGTATGAAAGATCCGATTGAGTTGTCTATACCGGAACAGTTTTATATATGTGGCAATGATATCTTGTCTTGTGCGTTTGTATTGAGACTTCTGGAAAAGCAACAATCGGATTATGTGTATGACGATACATATTTTTTGACTGTACTTGACCAGAACATGGAACGGGTACACGTGACCATTCACAATTACATACATTTGGAAAAAGATACATATGAAGTTAGAAAAAACGGCTTTATAGGGAGACATCTGGATTTTGAGTTGTTGCAATCCGAAGTGGAAGGCAGTGAACTTTCTTTTTTTCCCGCAGGATATGTAAGATTGGTTGAAATCATGCAGAAGTTTTCGTTCGTTATCTTTTTTTGTATGTTTGTAAGTAGTCTCATACCTGAACCAAAAGATTCTATTTATATTGTGACAGACGAACACAAAGAACAAGAATCAGAACAAGAACAAGAATCAGAACAAAAATCAGAATCAGACAATAGTCAACAGTCATTCGAGATTATAGACAATCAGGATATTTAGAACAAAATATATGCTTAATATATATCATGTCAAATACAGCCAAACAAAAAACGCGCGGTGGTGACAAAAAAAAAAGGTCTTCGTGTGTAGGTCGTAGCAAAGACAGTTGCTACCATCCTTGTAAATATATAGTAACAAAAAAAGGAACAAAATATTGTAAATCTGCTTGTCCAAAGAAAAAGAAAAAGAAAGGCAAGAAAGGAAAGTCATCCGAAAAACGTAAAAAGAGACACCCGAAACGTGTAACCGAGAAAAAAGAAGAAGAAGAAGAATCTTCTAGTTCGAAAAGTACTACAGAAAGTAGTGAAGGTTTGTTCGGAAGTTTGTCGACTGGGTTATCCAGTATATTAAGTTCACCAAAATCAGAACCAGTAGGAGAACCAACACCAGAACTAGAACCAAAACCTGTAGAAGAAGCACCAACAGAAGCAGTAGAAGAAGCACCAGAACCAGAACCAGAAGCAGCATCAGAACCAGAAGCAGCACCAGTAGGAGAAGCAGAAGCTATAACAGCACCAGTAGGAGAAGCAGAAGCAGAAGCAGAAGCAGAAGCACCAGAACCAACAACAGATCCAGAACCAACAACAGAAGCAGTAGAAGAATCAGAACCAGAAAAACCAGCAAGTGGTGGTAAACAGAAACGAAAATCAAAGAGAAAGCAATCAAAAAAACGAAAATCGAAGAGAAAGCGTTCTAGAAGGAACAATAAACGATAAACAATATAAAGATTTTATCATTACTATCTATATAGGGTGGATCATTTTCAATGGAGCAATATCAAGAAGTACCCTCTTCGAAAACCTTGTGTAGTCAACATATGTTGAATGACAAATGGGTTTTATATCACCATTTACCATCTAACAAAAATTGGACATTGACTGGGTATACTATTTTGCTCGACGACATTGACACGGTCGAGAAAGTGATTACAATAAATGATCATACAACCGAAAAAATGGTTAAATATTCCATGTTGTTTTTGATGCGCAAAGGTATTACTCCTTTATGGGAAGATCCACAAAACCGTCATGGCGGTTGTTTTTCATACAAAGTAATAAACAAATTTGTAGAACAAGTTTGGCGTGAAATGTTCTATTTGGCTTGTGGCGAAACTCTTGGTGTGACAGATTCGTACAGTTCCAACATAAATGGGATAACCATTTCCCCTAAGAAAAATTTCTGTATTATCAAGATTTGGTTCAAGGACAAAGACCACCAAGACCCAAATATGATTCAATTGGTCGAGCATTTAACAAAAAACGGTGTGATGTTCAAATCACATGGCGATTCGTAACAAACAAATCAAACCAAAACAAATCAAAACAAACCAAAACAAAACAAAACAAAACAAACCAAATGTTTTTTCTTGACCGGAAAATACATTTATGTGATAACCACAACCCAAATATGAAACAAAACGATTGATGTCCAATATACATTTTTTGTAGACATTTACAAAAACTATATGACAAAAAAACCAAATTCCCGCAATTTTCGAGAACTCGGATTTCCGGAAGTCCTTCCAAAAAAATACATCAAAAAAATACACTTTCTCATTTTACCAAAACAAAACACTTTTACAAAACCCGAAAAACTCAAAAATTGCGTAAATACCGCAATTACCAAAACAAAATTGATAATTATTTTGTTTTGATTGCAAATAATGATAACCAAAAGTACCTGTATATGTGTTTGATTTAAAAACAAAAATATCAAAGAAAAATAGAAAAATAATTATGGAATTACCGGTAAAATTGACCCTAAAAACGTCGCGCTTCGCGCTCCTGGCCGGCCTTCGGCCGCCGTTTCGGGAATCCGATCGTTACAAAGAACTACAAAAAAATCATTTAGTGCGCTCCACAGAAAAAAAACGACAAAAATATATATTCAGTTTTATTGTAAATTCCCAATTCCCGCAATTTTTCGGAAATCGGATTTCCGGAAGTCCTTCCAAAAAAAAACATCAAAAAAATACACTTTCTGATTTTACCAAAACAAAACACTTTTACAAAACCTAGAAAACTCAAAAATTGCGTAAATACCGCAATTACCAAAACAAAATCGATAATTATTTTGGATTTTTCACAAACAAACATAATATAAAATGACCATGGATGCGTTTGTTGTAAACACAATAAAATCAAAGAAAAACAGAAAAATAATTATGGGATTACCGGTAAAATCACCAAAAAAAATCTTGTCGCGCTTCGCGCTCCATCGAGAATCTGATCGATACAAAGAACTACAAAAAATCGATTAGTGCGCTCTAATTATACAAAATAAAAACGACAAAAAATATATATTCAGTTTTATTG